TGCCTTGCTGGTGATGCCGGAGTAGTCAAACTCCACAAAGGGCAGCTTGTTCAAGGCCTCGCAGATGCCCGCCACAACAGTGAGCGCCGTGGAGAGCAGATTGTAAAACCAGCCTTGGACATTGGCAATGACATTGTGGAAAGCGGTGCCGATGTTGCTACAACAGGCCCCCAGGGCGTTCCAGATGCCCAGGGCAATGTTGGCCACCAGGAGGCCCAGATTTTTGAATGTAGCGCCCACAACGGCAATGCCGCCGGTGATGATACCAAAGCCGGTCTGTGCCAGGCCGGTGGTCTTTGCAATCCAGTTGCACACGGCCACCAGGGCCGCCACAAGAGCGATGATGGCCACCACTATCCAGGTAATGGGGCACGCCGCAAGGGCTGCATTGAGGCCGTACTGGGCCGCAGTCTCTGCAAAGGTCGCTCCCGTTGCCATAGCTTGCGCCGCTGCTTTCACGCCCTCAGATGCGGCGTGCACAGCGTTGATGGTTGCCACCACAGCGGAGATGGCTGCATAGGCCGCCAGGGCGGCCACGATGCCCAAAACGATGGGCTCTATGACGCTCCAGTTGGTTTGCACAAAGGAGGCAAAGTTGAGGGCCCCGGTGGTCATATCCGTGAGGAAATTGAGAATTATACTGAGCACCGATACAAAGCCCATAGCCAGGGCCTCAATTTGCGGGAAGTTGTTTTGAAACGCCCCCACAAAGTTGAGCACCGCCGGGTAGATACCAGCGCCTATTGTCTCCTCAAGGTCCCCCAGAGTGTTCTTAAATTGGATGATTTGGGCCTCTGGGGTGCTGCTCATGGTTTCATACAGGCCGCTCCAGCTCTCATCAATGACATCACCGATGACAGCGGCGGCTTGCATCTCCTGGCTCAGGCCCACATAGTCCTCACCCAGCTCCGCCACGACTTGGGCATTTGTTGCTGTGCCCTCAATGATGGCTTTCTGGGCATCGGTAAACTCAAAGCCCTTTTTGGTCATAGCGTCATAGCTGCCGGTCATGATCTTGCCTATGCCGGTGGCGTAGTCTACCATAGCCGTGCTGTCCAGCTCTCCGCCGCCGGACATACCCATTGCGTAGTTGCTTAGGGTGTCCATCATGCTGAGTAGGGCCTCACCGTCTGAGAAGTAGGTGGACAGCTCGGCAGCACCTGCAATCATGGCCTCATCGCCATAAATGCCCTTGCTCTGGATTTCGCTGGCCTTGTCCAGCACCTGGTCATAGTAGTCCAGAGAGCCCATATTGCCCATAACGGTACTGAGCTGGATTTGTGCGTTGATCTGAGTGTCCGCAGCGCTCAGGCTGTCGGTCACCAGGTTCTTGATGGAGGACAGGCTGGCATAGGCCGCCACCATAGAGGTGATTTTACCCAGCAGCTTGTCCGCTGCCTCGGTGCCAGCATTGATGCTGGCGTTGAGTCGTTCCTCCTGGGTTTTGGCGTTCTGCTCCTGTTCCGCTGCCTTGCGGTAGCCCTCCGCCAGCTCATTCACCTCACTGGAGGCCTCCGCAAGCTGGGCCCTGGCCTCCTGGATGACAGTGACATCCATAGCTTGCCCAGAGGCCCGCTGGACCTGCTCAAAGGCCCCCAGCGTTGTGTCCAGGGCCGCCGTGACCTTTTTGAGCACGGCGCTCATGCCGTCATTGAGCGTCATTTGCGATTTGATAGTTGCCACGGTTTCACCACCTTAGAAAAGCTCCGCTCCCATCGCAAGGAGCGGAGCCGCTGGTCATTTCTTCTTTTTCGCCTTGCGCTTGAGCTCCGCCTCCTGTTTCTTCTCCGCCTCACAGCGGGTCTTGATAGAGGCGATCACAAAAGCACGCTCCTTGACCGGCAGGTTGAGAAACTTGGACGGCTCCCAGCCAAATTTTTGCAAACAAAAGTGTGCATAATTGGCCTCTGGGTCACCGTCCGTGATTAGTTTTTTGCCTCGTCTACCAGGTCAGTCTCGCTCTTGAAGCCGTTGGTCTGGAATACCTCCAGCACATAGTCATCAAACTCACCGCCGATGAGCATTTTACCCAGCAGCTCATGCGGCGTGGCGGTGCCCCAGCTATCTTGCAGCTCTGCATTGTTGAGGTCCGGGAACACCGTGCAGCGGGCGCACACCTTAGCCTGGAAAGTGTAGGTGTCAAGCTGCTGGGTAAACTGGTTTTTCTTGCCCGGCACCGGCACCTGCTTGATGCAGCCGGAGCGGATGCGGGCGTATTCATCGGCGGAGATACAGCAGATTTCCCACTCCAGGGGCTTGCCGTTATCCCCAAGGAAACGGGGAGAGGCGGCAAAGCGGTGGTTCTCAATCTGCTGGACATTGGGCCGCATGAAAGCGGACAGGGTGTTACTCATGGATGGTTTCCTCCTTTAGTTAATCAGAGCCGCCTTTACATATAAGACGGGTTGGTGTACTTCTCCGGGCGGGTGAAGCTGTCGCAGTAGCCCTCAATGTCCTGCTCCACGAAGTCACCCTCATTGTTGAACATGGACAGCAGCACATCACCATCCAGCACACAGTCATTGTAAATCTTGGTGCTCCGGCCCACGGTGGCGGCGGGGTCATCGTTGGAGGTCTGGATGGTGAAAGTGGGCATCACCCCGGTCTTGACAAACTCCTCAATGACATCATCAAAGATTTCCGTGCACTTGTAGATGGTCATGCTAAAGGCCAGGGCAACGGTCTGGGGCTTGTGACCCACCACGGGGTTGCCCAGCTTGTAGACCTCCTTGGTGTTGACAGTGGCCTTTCCCTCAAACTCCTTGGCCATCAGCATGGAGTAGCGGGTGCCATCAATGGTGACAAAGCACTCCGCATAATTGGCGCTTACAGCGTCCAGCGTGTTCATAGTGGCGCTATTCATACCTTATCCCTCCTTTACTGGATGACCACGCTCATGTAGAGCTGGGCCATAGCGTTGACGATGTTGAGGCCGTTGATGGTCAGCAGCACCGCCTTTTTCTTGTCACCCTGCTCACAGGTGACCGTTTCCTCATCAAAGTCCTCCACAGCCCGGATGCTCTCCAGGTCCCGGATGAGCTTGCAGATGTCACCCCACAGGGCGGAGCGGCCAGAGGCATCATTGGGCACGGTGCCCACATAGCGGGTGTTGAACAGGACCGCCGTGTCATTGGCGATCTGGTCACACACACGCATGGTCTGGTTGCTCTGGAACACCTCACCCTTGGTGTCGGACAGGGTGAGCAGGGTGTTGATGTCCTCCAGGACACGGGTGACCCCGTTGACATTGTGCATGATAAACTTGCCAGCCTTGAGGGCCGCCTCAAGCTCCGCCTGGGTATAGTCGGTGTCAACGGTCAGCTCACCATCATACTTGTAGTTGGTGAGGGACTTGTTGACGGCCACACCGGCCTGGGCACCAGTGACCCAGTAAACCAGGGCGTTCTTGTCCACATCGGAGATGGTGGAGTGGGTCACCTCATTCCACACGCCGATCACGCCCTCATAGTCAACGGTGGAGGGCTGCCAGGCCACAAGCTGGAATTTAGCACCCACCTCATCACGCATACGCTCCGTGTAGGAGGCGTAGAGCTTGACGATGGTGGCATCAGAGGCCGGGCAGCAGAGCGTATTGAAAGAATACGCCTCGATCTTGTCCAAAAAGCTCTGGTGACTGTCACCAGTGATGCCGGTGACATCGGTGCCGCCGGTCAGCGGAGTGCCCGCCGTGGCTGCCAGCTCAAGGCCCTTTTTCCAGGTCACATAGTCATTGGCAGTCAGGTCCGTGGCCTGGGCCACCGTCTGGGTGTCCACACAGGTGCCGTCCAGGTAGGTGCTGACATCCCACAGGCTCTCATCATCCACATTGGCCGCAATGACAATGGTGATGTCATTGCCCCGCACACCGGGGTACTTGGCACTTGCCAGGGCACAGGAGGCCGTAGAAGCCCCGGAGCCCAGGCGGTAGCAGTAGACCGTGGTGGCGTGCAGGAAAATCTCCCGCAGGGCCAGCATTTTGGGGTGGTCATAGGAATAGCCGAAAATGGCCTTGCTGTTCTTCTGAAACTCCCCGGAGGTGACAGCAAACACCTCATTTTCAGGGCCCCAGCTCAGCATAAAAGGAGCCGCCGCATATCCTCTGTCAGACAGAGTAGCGGAGGCCTTAGCGATGCTGGAGAAATTGATATAGCTGCCGGGCAGGACCTTGTTCTGGGTCAGCCAGATGCCGCCGCCTAAAGCCATATTATCTCACCGTCCCTTTCATAAAGTTCTCAATCAGCGTGTCCACCTCTTGCAAGGTGTAGCTTTTGCCGTCCTCCAGCAGGGCGCTGATTACATCCCGCCGGTTGGCATATCTCTTGGAGGCCGCAAGCTGCTCTTTGGTGAATACAGCCGCCGGGGCCTCCTGGGCATTGGTCTTTGCCATAGCCTTATCCCTCCTGTTTGATAGTCAAAGTTTCCATCATGTCCTGCTCCTGCTGGATGTAGACGAAGTGGTCATAGCTCACGATCATGTGCAGCACATCGTCTGTGACATTCCAGTCCATGCTCCGGGCATGGATGAGGTCCCCCTGTGGCGTGGTGATGTCCCCCAGGACCAGGGTGAGCCGGTGGGCCATATCGTAGCACTCCGCCCGCCCCTCCTTGGGGTAGTAGATCACATCCACTGTGGGGGTCCGCCGGTATCGCTGGCCCACCTCTTTGGTGTTTCCAGCGCCGGGCATGATGACATTGAGGTCACCGGGTATCAAGCCCTGTTTGACCTCCCCGCCGTGCACCTGCACATCCGGGAAAGCGGCGTGCAGCGCAAGGCTCACGCCGTCATAGATGCTG